CAATTATATACAGTATTTGGTGTTTATTTAGGAATTCAATCATTTTTTGGTGCTTTTATTGAAGCAGTTATATTAGGATTATTAGCAATTATTGCTATTGTTATACCTCTTTTAGCAGGATTTTTCACTGCTCCATTAGCAATACCTGCTTTAGCATTGTTTGCTGTTATAGCAGGAATTTTAGCAGCAATTTTGGTAGGATTATCACCTATAGTAGATGTTGGTAAGTATGCTATACCTAAAAAACCAAGTATGCCTCATTTTTGTTTTGATTCTAATACACCATTACATTTAAAAAATGGTTCAACAGTATATATTAAAGATATAAATATCGGTGATTGTTTAGAAGATGGTTCAACCATTTTAGGAGTTATAAAATTATGTTCAAGTGATGTTGATATGTATGAATATAACGGTCATATCATATCTGGAAGTCATTCTGTGTGGGTTCCAAAAAGGCCTGGAGAGAAACCTAATTTTATAGATACAAACCGATGGAAATATATTTCAGATATGAAATCATCCGTTAAGTTAACAAAATATACGAAACCATACATTTATTGTTTAATTACAGATACAAAACTAATTTCTTTAAGACATCGATTTAAAAAAAATGAAATCATATGGTTATGTGACTGGGATGAGTGGTTCCGTTTTCCTAATTACATATACTCTTACACACATCATACTACTGGTTTATCTAAAAATACAAATATTTTAATGAATGATATGACACACCGTAAAATAGAAGATATACGCATTAATGATAAATTATATGGAAATAATATTGTATTAGGCACAATAAAATTACAACCAACACATTATATGTTTAAATACCCATTATGTGAGTTAACACAACATAGATTATATCAAACAGATGATACTTACATTTGTGCAACGCCTCAATTACAAATGATTGATATATATAATGGTTGTCGTAATAATACAAATGAATACCCTTTTCATTCTACTATGATACCTTTTATAAATTCTGTTGAACCTATATATCATTTAATTACAAGTGAAGGATGGATTTGCGCGAATGGATTATTAATTGAAGATTATAACACAAATTTAGAATAATTTTTTTTAAGTTGTTAATATAAATGAAAGTATTTGGTATGAAATTTGATAATAATGTGTTAATGGCACTTTTTGTTATAGCGGTGATTTATGGTATAACACTGTTAACATCATGCTCAAGAATGTCTTGGACGGAAGGAATGGCACTGTTAAATCATAAAATGGGTGAGGGTGTATATGGTAGTTATGATACTCGTGAATTAAAACCACGACCAACACACGACACTTCAAAGAGTAGACATACCGATGAACATATGTACTTTTTCGAACATACTTACGCGTCAAAAAATGCTTGTGTAGATAATCCAACAGGTTATAGTATTGAAGGTCCAGATGGTGTCGGTTGTCCTGTAATGACTGACGAACAATATAAAGTTTTAACAACAAGAGGAGGAAACCGTGCTTCTTGTCCTCCTCAAGAGATATAAGATTTTATTATATAAATTTGTATATATATAATAAAAATGGATGATAGTAGCATAAATAGAGAACTCGTTCAAAAACACATACGTCGTCAAAAAAGAAAATTAGAAAAAGGTCAGTCTGTGGAACTATCACCTTTTGTTGTTAAAAAAGACAAAATTTCAACAGTTCAAACAAGAAAAGAACCAACATATAAACAAACACTACCCATAGATATAGAAAGACAAATATCACATACTAAAGATTATAGACCAAAAACAAGAAAGCGAGTTACATTTCGTGAATCACCAGTATCAACAAGAAGTATGAGACTAACAAAAAGAAGATACCCTACAAGATCTATTCTTAAAACGACAAGAATACCGGAAAATTATAAACAACATTCATATTTAGTTGAAATATATAAGAATATGATTAAAAACCCTAACAATCCTCCTCGCCGTATATCTCGTTATAAATATTATGATGACAATAACGAAGAAACAAAAAAAAGAATTAAAATATACACAAAAATAATTGATTTAATGAATAGAAAAACACAAGACGTATGTAAACCCAAAGATATTTTAAATCCTACATATTTATATGCGTATTTAAGAATTTACTACAAAAAACTTGTAAATAAAGAAAGTAAATCATTTCACATTATGAATAATGAAATAAATAGGTATTTAATTAGTAATGATTTTATATCAAGAACAAATTATTGTTTATCTTATAATACTGATGAAGGTAAATTAGTTTTTGGTATAACAGAGTATTTAAGACAACACGGAAAAAGACCTGATACAATAAATAACAAAGTTTATAATTTTGTGTCAGGAAAATATATAGATGAAAATAGTGAACAAGGAAAAATAATAAACATATGCTATGAATTATATAAAATTATATATCATATGTATTTAAAAATTGTTAATTATAATAGAAAAAATAGAAAAAAATAATTATATATTATTTTTCATAAAATTTTAAATAGCACTTTCATATAAGTAAAATAAAGCTTCGCGTGCTTCTTTTGATACAAGTGTTAACGCGATTAAAATATGTGTAATCGCTAGATGTTTAGCGTCTGCTGTTCTACAATGACCGATATAATTCTCCATTGTTTCTATAATTAATGAAACCATATATTTATAATTACGGTGTCTAATATAATGTTGTAAGTCAAGAAAATTTAATTTATGAAAAGGACTATTATCAAATGGATAAATATCTCTTCGCAATTCAATGGTCATTGGAACTCTAAAATTCCATAATTCAAACCATTCATATACAAATTTGTACCAATCTTGTGGCAATAAATTCTTAAACCATCTTTCATTTGTGTAATATCCATCTTGGTCGAACTCCATACACAACAAACGAATACGTTGTTTAAGTGTAAGTTCAGATAAATTAATTTTTTTACTTTTAGTTGTATTATAGTTTAAATATTTATTTCTATAAAAATGACATTTATTTAGTCTATAAATAAAATCTTTATCAAATTCTTTACGTGTATACGGATTAGTATTATTTTTATAAGTGTTTATATATTTCATCATTGTATCAATGTGAAACATATATTGTATGTTGTCTTCATTATAAAATATAATATTATACCACGGTTCATTTACAAGTGTATTCAATGTTTCAAAATCTTCTTTTATATTTGTATTTTCTTTATATGAATTAAATCTTAATTTCCAATCACTAATTTTAGAAATATATTTGTATTTAGAATCAAAAATTAAATTCATCCATTTATGAATAAAATACCTACGAATAAACGATTGAATTTTTGAACAATAATATTTATTAAAAATATAATTATTTATACGATTAACCAAATCTTTTTTGTTCCCGGATACTTTTAACTTATAAAGAATACAGTAATTTTTCAATTCATCTTTTTTATACTGTTTAACATTTTTTATAAAATTATATTTTTCACAAGGGTGTCTTGTTGTCATTATCTTTATATCTTACATATAACAAATTTTTTATTTTATCATTCAATTTTTTATTATTAAGATAAATGTCATCACCCACAATACTTTGTATGATAGAATATATATTTCGTTAAAAATTGATTTTTTTTTCAATCGTGGTTAATTACAAGTATCACACGTATCTTGTAAAGCTCTTAAAATGTCAAACACAAAGCTCATTGTAAATGCTAATGTTGAAGATATTAATGATTTCAGATATCGTGAACCTCGTCCATACCCTTCTGGTCGTGGTAAAACCGCGAAAATTATTGGAAAAGGTGGTCAATATCAAAACTTTCAAATACCAAAAATGATGACTTGGGGTATCAATAAGAATGAGAATGATAGTGGTGTATCCAGTTACTCTATGAACCTTCAATTTCCTGGATTTAGCGAGCAAACACCACAACAAAAGAGACTATTGGATATGATGAAGGCACGTGATGAACGTCATATCAATTCATCTATTGAAAATTCTGTAAAATGGTTTGGTAAGAAGCGTAGTAAGGAATCAATTGAAGAAAATTATGTATCATCATTGAAGTATCCCAAGTTGAACAAGGGTAGTGAAGAACGTGATTATTCTAAACCTCCTGCTATGCGTGTAAAAATCCCCTGTTATGATGGGATCTTCAAGTGTACGATTTTCGATGTAAACGGTAAAACTTTGTTTAATGAACAAATTCAACAAGATATGGATACTCGTGAAGAGCGTGAAGAACTTCTAAACCATATTATTCCTAAAACATCTGAAATTGTTCCTATTATCCAATCAAATGGTCTATGGATTGTTCAAAACAACTTTGGTGAAACTCTTCAATTGACACAGGCTGTTGTAAGACCCCCTACGCGTATTGACAATAATGTATGTCAAATTGTTCTTGATGAAAATGAACTACAAGATATGAAATCATCTAAAAAGAATACGGGTAATGAGGAACCGAAACAAGAAGAAAAGATGAATGTTGTTGTTGAAGATAGTGATGATGAAGAACAACCTGTTGAACAAGCACCACCACAAGATACAACTGAACAATCTTCAGACGAAAATGATGATGATGAAGAAGATGAAAAACCTAAAGCACGTAAGCGTGTTGTTCGTAAGAAGAAGTAATGATTATATAAAAAAATAATTGTATATTTCGTTTCAAATTGTTATAATATTTACTTTTTTTTTAATTTAAAAATGTAAACTTTTTGTTAATTACTATTAAAACTTAAAATAATAATTAACACAGACATTATATATCATATAAATACAGATTCATTATATTCATTTAGATAATTGTCATATTCATTTATTACTATCTCATCATAACGTCTTGGAAAATATGTTTTAATGAATTCGAACATATTCTGGTCACGCATAGATGTATTACAACTCGCGCATATAGGTCTTAAGTTATCTATAGTTACTTTTCCACCTTTTGATTCTGGAATAATATGTCCAGCATGAAATGCTCTTTTATCTATTGATATTTCATTACAACACCAACAAGGAGATACACCAATATGTTCGCCGATATATTTGTTCCATATAATACTTTTTANNGAATANGGNATTTTTCTTTTGATTTTATTTTTTACTTTATTTTTTATATCTTCATTATGTATTCCAGTTAAAGATGNAAAACAATTTTGAAAAAACTGATACTTAAATTTACTATTGTACATTGGAAATAATCCAAGATAACAATTATTTATTTTACACTTTTCTATTGTTTTATATGGGTTTTTAGTATCAATTATTCTTTCTAAATCTTTTTTCTTAATTATTGAATGCTCTTTTTCAATTAAATCTATTAAATTTGCTTCTTTAATATTATGTTCTTCTAATTTTTCAATAAGATATGCTANTCCATCTTGAAAAAATGTNTCTTTTAAGAAAGGTCTTNNCGGATGTTTAGAACACTTCCATATCTTAGGATATTTATTATAGAAATGTTTAAATACTTGGTCTACACTATTTTTTTCTTGAAAATCATTTAAAATATATTCCGGCATCTCCGTGTTTTTATTGATTTCTAAAAATATTTTCTTCATTTCTTCATATGAATAGCATTTTATGATTGTAATAGGTATAATTTGATTTGAACAATTATTGTAATACATATTTTCAATTGCTCTAAAACGATGTTGTCCATCAATCAAGTATGCCATACTATTCTCTTTATCATTTGAGTTTACAACTTCTATAAATATTATATTTTGATACATCTTAATTACACCTTCTTTTCTTATATGTTCTTCTTGAATATGAATTATTTCTTCCACCTTTTCTTTATTTAATATTCTCTGAAAATCAGGTATTTTATAATATTGTTTTAATGTTGTGAATAATATATCAATATCTACAAAAATATCTATTCGGTTTTCAGTAAACGTAATATGATTTATAGAATGTTTTTTTGCTATATTTGAAAACATATTTATATTTCTTTATGGATAGATATGTTAATAAATATACCTTTATACTTATATAGCATGGTTTGTATCAATTTTATGAAGTAATTGTTTAAATAATGAATAATATTTTTTTTTATTCGTTGTTGGTGTCTGTAATAATGAATGAGGGTTGTGATGGTCTATAATAAAATGTATATAATTATTTTTATGATTAAGTAAATATAATGGATATTTAAAATAATATTTTATATTTGGATGTGAACGTGATAAATCAAATCTTTTCATTTTATTCCATATTATTTTACAACGTCTACATATATTTTCGTATTCTTTTGTAAATGACCGATTAAATATTTTAGAATTGTATAGAGATATAATATATAATGCCCAGAACTCACAATATGTTTCGTAATATGGTTTATCTACATTTAATGATGATAAAGAAATTTGTAATCCTTCATCCGCTTTAAATATATGTAAGCATTCGTGAATAAATACCTTTTCCCATTCTTCTTCTCTATAAATGACAGAACACTGATTTGGTATGAGTAAATTTATATCACCATCTAAATTAAATTGTGTATATCCACTATTGATATGAAATTCGTTTATTTTCTCCTGTTTGTCAATAGGAATACATTTTTCAAAAGGTGATGGTATAAATATAAACGCGTAACGATTATCATCTAATTGTGTAATATTTAAACAACTTAAAACAGTGTGTAATAAATCATTCATAATTTGAATGATTATATTAGTATTTATTACATAATTATATAAATGTCCTATCCATACTTCAATAATAATATCTTTAATATTCCATTGAGCGTATGTATACTTATATACATTTTTTTCTATATATGAAGAAATATCTGTATGTAAAAAACGATTTGGTTTCAATAATTTATTATGTATAAAATCATTTATAAATCTTTGATACAATTTTTCTTTTGTATTATGATTATAAGTTTTATATCTATAAATATCATCTTTTATAAATAAATTTTCTAATGGTTGTTTTATATGTATAAATCTTTCTAAAAAATTCATTTTTCTTAATTCCATTATTATTTATATTTATTTACAATAATGGAATACTATTTTTTATATAAATAGTGAAATATCATTATCATCTGTATCTGTATCCGTGACGGTAGTATCACTATCATCATCTGAGGATGACGAAGATGAAATACTTAAATCATCATCAAATATCATATCTGACATTACATCATCAATATTTCTTCTACCACCTGTCTGCTCTGTTTTTTCTATTAATGTAATAATTATTTGTATTGATATTGTGTTGCCGTTATTACGTTTATTTTGACGACCCCCACTCCCACCTATTTGGTTAGGATTTATTAAATGATTAATTTCTTGTTCGGTTATATCTAGTTTTAATTTTTTATTATTTTCTATTATAAGTTTTGCGTTACTTTTAAATCTCTTATTAGTATTAAAAATAATTTTATTTTGTTTTCTTGTTTCTGCTATTTCAATTTTAATTCCTGAAACATCATCACTTCTTTGTGATTTAACCTTATCTATTAAGTTATTAAATGTGGTATTATCAATATTTAAATTATTATAACCTGATATTCTTTGTATCTTATTTTTTAATTCATTTAATTGTTCTTCTTTATTAGTGTCTAATAAATTATATACAAAAACATTTGTTTTTACAGGAGTTGTTTCGGGTTGTCCAGTAGATTGTTCACGAGTTGTTTCGGATTGTTCACGAGTTGTTTCGGGTTGTCCAGTAGATTGTTCACGAGTTGTTTCGGNTTGTTCAGTAGATTGTTCACGAGTTGTTTCGGGTTGTTCAGTGGTTGTTTCGGGTTGTTCAGTGGTTGTTTCGGGTTGTCCAGGAGTTGTTTCGGGTTGTCCAGGAGTTGTTCCAGGTTGTTCAGAAGTTGTTTCGGGTTGTCCAGGAGTTGTTTCGGGTTGTCCAGGAGTTGTTCCAGTTTGTTCAGT